GTGCTATTATCAATCATTCGTTATCATTTGAAATTTAGTGCTATTAATCCCCACCTGCGGGTATGCTTTTACGTTATAGCCAATAGCTACATTTCGGTTTCAAATTGAAGTTCGGGTAAAAAATCTTTTGAAAAATCTCCCTCCCGCTTCCGTTCCACAGTAACTATTGTGTCATTCTTTGAACCTCCGTGTGGCACTAATAGTATTTCCAACATTTCAAATCCTCTGTTCAATCCTATTCCGTTACTGCTCCATCCGCAAATGATACAAATTCCGTTTGGCTTTAATATCCTTGCTACTTCGTTTTTGCAGTTCGCCCAATATCCCATATTCGCCACACTTTGTTCTAACTTGTCTTTACCAAACTCATTGTAACATTGTGCTGCCTGTGTAATAGAATATGGTGGGTCGTAAAGCACAACATCAGCACTATTACTTTCCATCAGTTTCAAAAAAGCCAACGCATCCAAATGGTAATCCGTATTCATTGCAGGATTTAAGTCATTAGTAATAGTGCCTAACTTACTTTCATTTGCAAATGGGTCAATCACTACTCCGTTCAAATATCGGTGCAGTAGCTCTTTTATTGGCTTAATAGTGAAAGTAAGTTTGTTTGGCATTGCCCATATTCTATTCATTGCCACCGCACATTTTTCAAAAGATTTTTTTTCGTGTTCCATATTTAAGTTTTGTTTTTAATTAACCGCTACTGGCTATAACAGCACCTTAGCGTCAGTTTTTGGCTATTTAGTTTAGTGGTAACTTGGAAATTTCGGTAAGCCAAAAACCGAACGCCAAGCTGCAAAACGTTATCTTCAAAAAATTTTATATTTTTCAATTTTTACAAACAGCATCCAACTTATAGAACCGTTCATTAATAGAGTTTGAAAAATTATAAATGCTAGGTGTTTTCGAATCCTGCTTAAATTTCTCCATCCAGTATTTTTTATGCAGCTCTAAAAGTTTTTGGATTTCCTTGTTTTTAAATGATCCGTATGATCTTAATCTCTCGTTGTGCTTACAGCGATTAATTATAATTAAATTTGAAAGAGGAACAAAGACAAAGTTGTGAGCGGTGAATTTTACTCCGGCTCCTTCTTGAGAGCCTAACTCAACTAAGGGCTTGATTAACTCGGTTAATTTGTCTTCGATTGATTTGATTATTAACATGGTATTTTATTTTGGAAGTGATTTAAACTAAAACTGGTTTTTGTTCATTGACATTAGAAGTTGATTCAATTCTATTTCTTAAATCCTGTGGCTTGTAATACGATTGAAATCTAATGATACCTAAGTATTCAGGTGACTTGATTAAACCGTCTCCACGTCCTGTCAAGCTTTCTGCTCCTGCTTCGTCTAATACAACTCTACTATCAATTTCTTTAGGAACTCGGAAACAAATTTGAACTGGCATATTTGCCTTAGCGTCCCCGGTAATTATTTTAGTACTGGCTCTTTGGGTTGCTGCTAATATTCTAAATCCTAATGATCTACCTTTCTGAAGGAGTATTCTAAGATTTTCTTCAAGTGACTTATAAACTCCGATTTTAACTCTTTCATATTTAATTCGACCATCTTTGTAGTTTCCAACTTCGACCATATCATATTGGTCTAATTCTTTACCTGATTTGGAATTGGCTAAAGCGTCAGCGAATTCATCAAATATGATTATCTTTTTATACTCTATTCCATGCACTACTCTTTCATTCATTTCAATAACTAGGTTTCTCATTTCCTGCTCTATTTCTTCAATGTCACAGATTAATTTTACTCCCGTTATGTTTTTGCGTTTGAAGTCTTGTTTAGTGTCAAGGATCGTAATATCTGTCATTCCTGCAAGCTTAACATACTCAATGAATGAAATTAAGAACTCAGTTTTTCCGCTTCCAGTGGCACCACAAACAAGGGCATGAGGTGTAGAATGATTATTAAGATCCATAAAAACAGTGTTTCCATAGTTATCTTTTCCGATTGGAATTTTCATTGCGTTTACCTGGGACCTATCAAAAATTAGATCATGATCTCGAAGTTTAGCAAACTCTACAGCTAAATAGGATTTTCCTTCGTGAACATAAAGCTCTTTACCGATCCTGACATTTGAAACGTCTAGGGCATTGGCAATATCTAATTTATGGCCATGAATAGAGGCCAATTTAACCCCGGCTGAGGCTTCCAATAAAAAGGTATTACTGGAATATCCTTCAAATTTATGGGCCACCCTTACACTGGTCCCAAATCCACGTAATACGTGTTCAATTTTTTCTTCTTGAGTCATATTTTTATTTGATAAATCATATTGAATAAATGTGCTTGCGTTTTTTCTGAATTCTGCGATTACTTTTGGATTGATAGTAGATATTGAATTGTCTTTTATTTTACGAAGTCTCCTTGAGATGATTTCTTTTTTAGATTGATCGACATTAAAATCTTCAATTTCTAAAGTGTTGGTTCTACACCAAAAATCATATATTTCTGCTTTGTCCACAAAATTATCAGAGTCATTGATAAGGAAAACGTAGTCAGGATCATTAACCGCTTCAATCATTCTTTTAAGTGGCTCGTACAATAATGCTTCATATAATGCACGAACATCTTTGTCTAAAGTAATTTTATAGCAGCTTAATTGAGGGCTTTTATCTCTATTTTGAGAATATTTGTTTTCCACAAACCAAACTTGATTAACTTCTTGTCCAGTTCTACTTTCATAAGCATTTACATAAGTGATCGCTTGGGTTCCAATACTAAGTGCAAGCTCATCTTCGGCACTAAAAGCGTTCTTTGATTTGTGGTCGATTATGGCTGTGTCTCCATTTTTGAGCTTAACAACCAGGTCTATTTTGTAATGACAAGGCAAAGGGATATCCACTCCATTTATTGTCAAAAATTCCTCTCCATAAGCTTCTACATCAATAATTTCATCAATGTCTTCAATGTATGTGTTTATTTCAGAATAGAAATTTCTTAATAGGGCAGTGGTTGTAATTACTGATTTTTGCTTACAATCATCAACACTTGGAGTTGTTTTTTGTAATTTCCATTTATTAGCCTCAATATTTTCGATATAATTAAAGGCTAATATTTCCAAGTCTGCAATGTCTAATATTTTGCCTTCTTTCCGATGTAAGAAATAATTTTCAAGTGAGTAGTGATAAGCTTGTCCTGCGATTGTTGTGGCTGAACTTTTGCTGTCACAACCATAAATGTAAATCATTTCGAAGGCCTTCTCATTTCTTGAGAATTGAGTTAGTTTAGAGTGTGACCACGAACTGATCAAATATTCACTCATTAAGCTATCCATATCATCCTTAGAAATGGATTTAAAAATGCTTGGTGGTTTCATTATGGGAGCTTGTTTTTAATTTTTAATTGGTTTAATTTGTGTAGCGTTAACAGTCTTTTAGCCTCATTTTTTTCATTAATAGTAGTTTCGGCTGCCAATATATCTTCAGGAGTCATGTACTCTTTAAGCTGCTCAAGAAGCACTTGCAATGTTTCCCATTTATCCAAGTTTCCTTTCGTTTCTTCGGTGTCTAGTTTTTGATTTTCTTCACGTAATTTGTCATAGGCTATTGCACTTTCCTTGCATACATTTACATGACCTTTTAATTTTAATTGATTTTCCTTGGTTTGTTTTTTCCAAAGTTCTTCAAGGGCTTTGACGCCTTGTTCAGCAACCATTAGAAACTCAGATTTAAGTTTTTCAATTTCAGGGCTGTCTTTTTCTATACTTGAAAAATATTGTTTTATTTTTTTTCCAGTTTCAATTCCAAGATAACCGTCGCCTTTTCCAAAAACATCAAGAAGGAAATTAGGTACTTTTATATGTTGCTGTCTCTTTCCGCTGTCATGCATTAATATTGAAGCGGTCATTTCAAACATAAAATTCTTTTCACAAATTGGCTGAATTCCTAAAGAGACTGGTTTATTTGGATCTTTGAAATCTGTTTTCTCTCTTGCCCGGATGCAACAAATAATATCCATATTTGAGTAAAGCAATGCGCTCATAAACTTTTTATGTTCTTTTTTTGCGCCTACCCAATTGGCCATTTTACGAGGCGTTCCATCTGGTTTTGGAGCATTGGCAATATCATCGACACCCATTTCGCCCTCCCATTCGTGACTCACCGAATCAATTACTAAAACCTTTACTCCTGAGTCCTGAAATTCTTTTATGGCTTTGGCGTATCTATCCGGTGAAAATGGTGCATACAAGTCTCCAATCATGAATTTGCCATCTAGTGCATCATGGTAAAGGCTACCTCTTTTATTTTCGGTATCAAGCAAACCGATTTCTGATGGTTTATCTACCATACCCCTAGCAATGTATAGGGCGGTTAATGTTTTGCCGCTTCCACTTGGTCCTGCAATTGCTAGGATAACTTTTGATTGTCCGCTTTGTACTGGTTTAATATTTAAAATACTCATTTTATTTTTAGATTTATGATGTAAGATTTAATTTTATCGTAGGTAATTGATTCTCTATTTAAGACTTCCATAGTCCTTTCAATGGATTCTTGATACCTCCAAAGTGGTTTTAAAAGATTCTTGGTTTCTTGTTCTGCTGTGTCCGAGTCTTCGTTAATTATTAACCAATTTGTAAGTATGATAATAATAGCATTCTCAATTTGACGTGGGTCTTTTTTGGTTTCTTGAATTGTGATTGTTTCTAAAGTAGCAAGCATGATTTTTAATTTAATGATCCTGAAAAATGAATCCCAAAACATTGAACTCTATTCTCTCCAATTTGAAGTCCTGAATTGAATTGGTCAAGTTCAGACAAGTCTTTGTTTATTTTGAGTTCGTACATACAGTTAAATTGCTCTGATTCATTTGAAATTTTATTTGTGTTTACTGTGGTTCGGCACATAAGGACTTCTTGAGCTAGTTCTAAGAGTCCGATTTTCTTTTTTGTTAGTCTTGAATTTTGAGTTGGCATGATTTTGTGGTTAGTTGGTTAATAAATTAATTATTTAATTGGCATTCTATTTCGTCTATTTCCCATTCCTGAAGGAGTGAATTAACGCCCCAATCTTGCAGCATTCCTTCTACTGCTATTGATATGTCCTGAGTTGTGATCCTTGGATAATTAACTAATTCCATTAGATTATCGGTGAAGTCCTCAGCGTTCACATCGGAATCAATGCCTGAAATGATTTTTATTATTCGGGCCTGGCACTTACGAAGGCTTTTTGGTTTGTCTCTACCTATTAGCCATTCGCATAGCTCGTTTTTGAGTTGTTGTTTATGATTGACTTGGGTTGCGGTGGCTATCATTTCTTTGAGTTTAGAAGGTGACACAACCATGTTGCAACTTGAATGTGGTTCTGAGTGTGGACCGTTATGATTACCACATCATTTTGATTTTTAACTTCGCTAACTTGACGCGGTGTGTCTGTGGTGACCTTGAATTCGGGCTGTGGTTTGGGTTGTTGGAATAAACGACTATCTATGTCGTTAAAAACTTCTTGTATCATGACGCTTGATTTAATTTTTGTTTTAGTAATTTTATTTCATTTTGTTCTTCGATAATTTTAGCCACATATTCAGGGCTTAACCATCCTGATTTTATCTTATATAGTAAGTCGAGCAACCCCTTGTCCATTGAATTTTTTTTATTAAGTTATGAATGAAGTTTCTTCCTGATTCGGTCCAAGTGGTTTGGATATTGGTATTAATTTCACCCTGAGAATTTACATAAGGATGGGTTCTTGTTTTGGTATATCCATTCCCGTTGTACTTGGAGTGTAAAACATAGTGATCATCACGCTTGTATTGGATTGATAGATCACATAAGATCTTGTTTAGCTTATTGGCTGTCATATCCAACTCCTTAGCTATTGTGGTAATAGTCCAGTCGTTGTTTGCTTTTAAGACTGTTCTGCTGTATTCTACTTCAGGAGCTTGTTCTTTGATTATTATTTCCTGAGTTTTAGTAGTTTCTTGAAGCTGTTGGATAGTTGCTTCTTTGGTCTGCAATTCGGAGTTTAAGATTTCAAAGGCTCTACTTAGTATATATTCTTTGGAATTTAGTAATTGTTTCATTTGGTTAAATGCAGCCAAAAATTTGTATTTAAAATCTAGTGCCTTTTCTCCAGTATAACCCATTACCAACAGAGTGAATCCGTCTTGATTCATTTCATAATAATGGTACTTTTGTCCGTTCTGTGGGTGAATGTAGGGGGTATATCCAAAGTTGGATACACCCCTTTGATCGCTAAGGAATTGTTCTATATCTCTTAATACGTGTAAATGTTGTTTCCCGAAAACCTCAGCAACTTTAAGCGAGGTTGTTGTAAGTTGGTCTTTGAATGTTTTTGAAATTTGTACTAAACTTTCCATATAATATTTTTGAATTTTGAGTTTTAAAAATCCGAGCGGAGGTTTAAGTAGGTTTCCGCTCGGTTGATCATCAGAATGGCTAAGTGATTTTTTCGGATTCACTTAAATCCGTTTTTTTGAAAAAAGTATTTTAAAAACGAAGCATTTTTAACATGGGCAAACCTGTAGCCCCTCGAATAGCGTTCTATTCAAGTGTTGTGATTTTACTTTAAAAGTTTTTATTATTTATTGATCTGTGGTTTTCAGATCTTAATGTTCTCTATTTTGTCATAATATGTTAATATTCAGCATATTGTATTATAATTTATTAAATATGCTATATATTTGCCTCTAATGGTCTGGCCGCTGGTTGGATCAATGAGTTTAAGTATTTTAATAATTCGCCTTTAGGGTACTTCTTATCCTTTGAAATGTTAATGGATGGAAGTCTAGTACTATGAAGGCGGTGAAATGTTTGCTTTGAGATACCAAGCAACTTGGCAGCATCTTCAGCGGTTAAGAATTCGGTCTCAATATTTGTATTCATTTCTCTTTTTTATTGTTACGTTTGTGTTGTTGTTGTATTGTAGGACAAATATATATTGATCAAGATTGATTTTCATAATTTTTACTTGATTATTTTTAAAATATTTTATAATTTTTTAATTATTATATATAAGTGATTGATTTAGAAAGGCTATTAACAGATATAAATTATTACAATTAGGCTTTTTGGCAGCCTTGTTTAGTAAATTGTCAACCTTATCGGTTATTTCTTTGTTTATAGTTTCGCTATCTTGTTTCATAATAATATTTTTTCATTGCAATTAATTCTCCTTCAGTTGGATTAAAATCAATCCATTCCTGCCTCCACTTTGAAAAGTATTGAGTTGGTTTAGGTTCTTTGAATAGGTCGGTCATATTTCCTTTGGTTTTTCCCAGCCCTTCAACTTCTCTTTAATTATAACAGTCAATTCAGGAATCTTAGAAATAGGGCAGCGGAAAGCAATAGTTTTGGTTTCTTCACCGTAATTTGGTGGCCTTCCTGAGCCTCCACGTTTGCCGCCTCGGTTGTGTGGTTTTTTTGGCTTGGTCATTGCTTTAAAACTAATTCACTTGGCTCCGCAAAATAATGATACACAGGAATCCACCTTTCCATACAGTCTTTCAAGCAGTATGTATTATCTGGACATTTTGGATTTGGAATATATCTTGGACTACCATCAAATGATGTATGATTATTTGACTTTAATTTAGGGCATGTCCCATCTTTATTTACAAAACAATCTGGATATATCATTTTATTTGGCTTTTAAAGAAATAAGATTTGCTTCAAGATTTTTTATTTCTCCTTCATAAAAATTATTCCATTCGATAGCTTCTTTGCCAGACATTTCGCCAAACATCATATAAGCACATAATTTATCTTGTTTGCTTTTATAGCTGTATATATTATACTTTAATATACATTTTTTAATAAAATTTAGAATTTGTTTTTTCATTTTTATTAATGTTTTTTAAAAATTGCGTTTAAGGCAGCTTCAAGTTTAGTATATGTCTTTAAACTTCCATTATGAAAATTTATCTCATACTCTCCCCAAATTGATTTAATTTCATCTCCATTTGAGTTTGTTAAAACAAACCCCATATCAAGAACGCTTTCAATGTCTTTTTTTTCTAATTCTGTATAATATTTACTCATACTATATCATACATTAATGTAGTTTCTGAATCTACTAATTTTTGGGCAGTTCCTAATTTAATACTCTTGTTTATTAGAGTTCTAATTTCTTCGTTATTTGTGATAACGCCATCTATGGTTCCGAATTTTTCACCTATGTTTATTATGGCTTTCATTTTACTTTATTTTAAATGATAGTGCAAGATACAATTATTTACTTTGATTTTGTAAACTTTTTCAAATAAACATTCAAAAAAGATCAAAAATACCCATTTATAGGTAGATAAATCAGCCAAAACAATGAAATTTGACAATAAAATACAAGTCAAAATATTTGTACTTCCTAAATGAGATCTAACTCAAGGCACCCTAAATCTTTATTATGTGAGTGAGATAATATACCGTTATGGTATAAAAAGAGAGTATATTTTATAATGCCTTGACGGGTATCTTGTCGGGTATAATTTAGTTGCGCGCAACCAAAAGCAACTGGTTACAATTTGTAACCAGCTGTAACCTAAGTCCGCAAAATAGTGAACGGCTTAGAAACCCCTGTACAATAAAAATCTGACGCTTCCAATGCCTTCAAACATCTTTGATGGGCATTAACCCCAATTGAAGTATATAGCGATCCCAGCGCAATATCTGACCCCGATCCAATCGAAGAAATGCCGTTTATGTTTTCCATAATTTGCATATCTGAGTCAAGTTCAAAGAGTCGGTTATTATATCCAATAAGCATGGACCCAAATTTGCCGTTTTCAATTTTATTTATGCCGCCTGTTTCACATAGATTCATTATTTCAGTCACAAATTCGGTACATAAATATCTATGGATTTCCTTTGTAGCTAATTTTGGAGGCTTAAAAGAGTATTTCATTAGCTGCATAAATCTAAATGAACCTGCACAACCAAATAACCAGGAACCTACTTTAAAAACTTTTGGATCTTTGATAGTCGTAATAGATGTTCCAATACTTGCAGCTGAGTCGCCTCCAATTACTACATGATCCTTTTCAACTATTCCAACTATACAGCTCATTTAGATTGTAATTATTTTTCGAATTCCATTGTCATTCCATATATTTTCTACTTGATGTTTTCCATCAACCACCGTAGAATTGATGTATCCTTTTCGGGCCTTCCCTCCAAATGGTTTATAAGCAGGAAATACAGTTGAGGCACAACCTGAGATATGACAAGTAAAGGCAGGACGTTGTAAGATGTCGTACTCCGTGAATGAACTGGCATAGTGAATATGCCCGATCATACAATTAGAATTTAGCAACCTGGCTAATCTTTTGACCGCTGTATCTAGTTGACCGCCTTTGATATGCATATGGCCATGAAATATAAAGTAGTCTGCCATATGTACAAGTTCAGTTTGTGGTATAAACTTAACCTTGTAATCCATTAAATGAAGTCTTTCTTCCAGACTGTAATATGGATCAGTGATTAGATTTTTTGCTTGAGTCCATAAATGTCTTTTGTACCAAAAATCATGGTTTCCTTCAGTAAATAAAATTAAAGCATTTGGAAAATTATCTCTTAAATTTTCAAGAAAGTATTCCGCTCTATCCATCCATTCTTTTGTTTTAGAATTCCAGGAAGGGTCAAATGGATGCTTGCCGAATGTTGGATTATCAAGAAGGTCCCCGTTTATGATAATAGTATCTACGCCTCTTTTTGTCCAATCATTGTAAGCCATATCTAATGTTTGGTTACATTGGTGTGGAACGTGAACATCAGATATATATCCTAATTTTGTGTTACCGGTTGGGACTTTGTAAAGAGTAATTTCTTGACTTTCTTCCGGAAAAGGAACATAGGCTCCACCCGGATTTGGAAACTTTTTATATTTTGGGTTTGACACCCTAGATTGTGGGCCATGCGCCCCCCTCCTGTTTCTAATTGTTCCTCTAATATTATCAACAACTCCACCACACAACAATGGATGTTCTTTGTGAATTGCTTTAGCTATCGTTTGGCTTGGAGCATCTGGAAATTTTATTAAATATTCTGTTACGATTCTTTCTAAATATTCAGCTTCAATTTTATTTGGGTATGGTTTTTTCTTCATTTACTTCGTTTTTGATTTTTTTGTATATATCAATTAATTTTGCACAATAACCGGGATCAGTTGCATATCCTGCCTTTGCTACTTCTAAGAAAAACTTTTCAGGTTGATCTTTAACCAACATGGCTACAGCGTATCTTTTATTATTAATTAGGAATTGGCCATGATCTAAAAATCCTTCTTGGGCTGTATCATAGGACCTGAAGTAATCTCTAATCCTGTAATGCCACATTAATTTCCCCCTTACTGTTTCCTGAGTTTTAGAAAGAATTTCAGGAAACTTTAGATTAGGGTTGATTGAGTATTCGTTTGTTTTAAGAAGCTGGGTCTTTCCAGTCCAATTTTTACCGGGTTTAATTCCAAAAAAGTTATTACCAAAAGCATATTTACCAAAAGCGGATTCATGGGCCGCCTGTGTTAAAATAGCTAAGTAATGAATTCCATTTTGTAATGAAGCGATCTTTGCTGCTTCTGAATATTTATCAATAAATTCTTTAACATTCATAACTAAAAATTTTAGAAAAACGGCCACTCAAAAGGGCTTAAGAGTGACCGTCATATAAACCAATTTTAAAACGAAGCCAATTTAAGCCGCTGTATGTGGAGCGGTGTCTGTTTTACGTCTTAATGCCACGTTTATAGTTGTGACCAATAAAACATATAATGCTTGAATAGCCTTAGCATCACAGTTGAATATTCCGCAAATCGCATCCGAGATTCCGACATAATCAAATGTTTCAAGGAATCCGATTGCAATAGCCAAAATGTTAAATAGTTCTGTCCGATAGCCCTTTAGTGAAGCAGGAAGCAAGAACGCTGGTAACTTACCAATGAAGTTCAAAATACTTCCAAGAATTACAATAATCTTTTTAATGAGTTCCATAAATGTGTTATTTAGTTAATTAATTTATTTTTTAGGTATGCTGTTAATTTCTTGATTGACTTAATTGAAACCTTGATCTTCTTTTGAAAAAAGTTCCAGGTTATTTTAATTTCAAATTCCGATGGAGTCATCATCTTGGTCTTGAAGATCCTTTAGTTTTTCTTCCTCAATTTTTCGCTTTGTCTTTTGTTCTTTGTAGCTCTCAAACATTTTAAGCATTGCGAAAAAACCAGTTAAGGCACCAATTAGAGTCCCGGCCACGGCTGCGAAACTTGATATCGTACTTGTTATTGAAAGGAAGTGAATCACAAAAAGAAGTCCACTTGATAGCCACCCAACTAGGGCCTCTAGTCCAAAAAGTTCACTTGCTACTAATTTTAAAGTCATGTTTTTAATTTTGCAGTTATATAATTTAGTTTTCTTTGTTATTTGCTTTTACATTTCCGGTACCTGTGTCAACTACAGCGGATCCACTCACTGCGCCAGATGCATTATTTCCACATACTACACCGTCATTGCCCGAGATAAGAATACATATATCCATCCTGTGAGTACTTCTATAATCATGGACCGAATTGTTATTAATCAAGGCCCTATTTCCTGAGCATGAAATGCCTCTAAAACTGTTTACTGAATACACCGAACAGTCATAAATTAAATTATCAGTAATGACACAATGTGACCCGGTATTAGAAATTCCATTCACATAGCAATGGGAAATTGTGTTTCCTTTTATAATGGTTCCTTTAGCCTCGTTTTGAATTCCAGTTCCACCGCCTTGACCCGGATCATTTGTCCAAATAGAGTCTATAATATTATTGACAATTTGGATATCTTCGTTTCCGGCTTCAATGAGCATTCCGGTCTTGGTGTTATTGATAAATCCACAATTAGCAATAATATTTCCTCTGATTAAAATACCGATATTATTGGTCGTGTCGCCTCCGTCCTTTTCAGTGTTTACAGATAATCCAGTTCCACATATTTCACGGATATTGTTGTTTGTTACTTGGGTTAATGAGTCACCCCATATCACTATACCGCCTCCTGTATTATGAATATTGTTACCTTCAATGATATTTGAGTATGGCCTTCCTTCGGTAGCATCATTCAAAAAGATTTCAATTGCGTTTCCGCGCGAAGGATGATAATTTCTATTCGTATTTGAATAGAGATTATTATTTCTCAGGATCATGTTATATGAGTTGTTTATCTCTATGCAGTGACAAACACCACCGTTTTGAATATCTGAGTCCGATATTATACAATCATGTGATTGATTAAGTAGAACACCCCAACAAGTTCCTCTATCTATTTTAATTCGATTAATAAACACATTAGAAACTCCACTTTGTGAAAATATTGCGGCCCCTGACGGGAGCGAATCAGATTTAATTTGTAAATCTGATATTCTTATATTGGTCGCTAAACTTGGAAAAGAAATAATATGTTTTCCTGATGTGGTAAGCGTTGATTTAATTACAGATTCAAATCCCTGTCCTATTAATTTTACATTTGAACATAAATGTAAACCACTTTCATAAGATCCACGACTGACAGATGTTGTGACATTATATTCTCCTTTTGCGATCAAAACATAACCACCACCTCTTGCGCATGCTGCGTCAATAGCTGCTTGGATAGCTGCCCGGTCGTCTGTCCCATTGTTTACTACTGCTCCATAGCTTTCCGGATAATAATATGCTGTGTCTTTAGCAAGAACTCCGGCATGAAGTAATTTAGTTGAATCTATTGTGGATCCGGTTACATAAACCCCGGTTGTTGTCTTTGATCCGAATTTGAGAGTATCCGTTACCTCTGAGTATTTCATTTTGGTTCGCTGCCCAAAAAGAGATACTGATATTAAAACAAAAAATATTATTTTCTTCATTATTTCATTGGTATTGAAAATGTCATAAATACGTTCTTTTCAATTTGAACATCTACGATATAAATTTTGAGAATTGAATCACAACTAAGAGTGTCTACCTTATGGCCTAAATATTTATGGTAAGGAATATCAAACATCAATGGGTCTGCCATTTTACCCTTAAATTGTGGATATAAATCATAGAATTCTTTCTCGGTTAAACGAGCCTTATTCTCCCATTTATCAAGCCTTTTATCAATTTCATTTCCGCCAAATCCATTGCTTTTAGGTGCGATTTGGCTAAAGCAAAATTCACTTATAAGTAAAAAAGTGATTATAAATATCTGTTTCATGTTAGTATATTTGATGCCATTTGTATTGTGTTCCATCCCATCTGAGGGCGTATAAACTAGATCCTAGTGCTTCATTTGTTGTTTGAAATTGCATTCCGCATTGATCCATTATTGAACCGCCTGCGGAATTGACCCAACCCTTAGTGTAAGTCGGAGTAAAATTTGCGACCTGAGTTGCATCGTTGAAAATTGCGTCTCTTTGCGCCTTGGTTCCTCCTGCCGGGATCATTCCTGATGTTGTGGAAACTATTTCTAAAACTGCTTTTGGTTTAGCCAAAGAATCTATAATCTTAACCTGAGTTGTTCCAAGATCTCTATGTTGTGTCCAACCGCGCGCATTCATTGTTAAAGCGCAACTTCGGGTAGTGTCATTTTTACCATTGTCAACTGTAAAAAGAATATCAGTTGAAACCCAGTTATTCGCATTTTGCGAAGTAAAATCTATTCCTAAATATCCAAATCTACTTACACCAAACGCCCTTGCATATGTATAGTAAGATCCGTTAAATGCTTGGTCCGCTGTAGTGACATTATTTTCTTTAAATCCTAAAGCTTGGGATCCGGAAACTTGACCGGAATAACCAAAGTTTTTGGCTCCTGTTCCTGATACTGTTCCAACTGCTCCGAAATTTGCAGCTTCATATCCTGTTACTGAACTTGATCTACCTGAATTAAAAGCATAGTCATTGCTCACCGTGCTATTGTAGCCCATAGAGATAGAAGAAAATCCACTTGATATTCCATATCCGGCTGAATTAAAAGCATATGTTCCAGTCTTTGCCTGGCCATTAGCTCCTAAGTTTATAGCATATGTTGAATTTGCTATTCCGGTAAAACCCGAATTAAAAGAATAGTCCCCTTTTGCTTCGCCTGTTCCTCCGAAGTTAACCGCTCCGGCTCCTAATCTATTTATATTTGAGGTTGTATTTAATCCAAAATTTAAAGCTCCATCACTTGAATATCTGAAAAATAATACTGGCTTATTTGCAGCATAAGCGGTTCCTGCCGTTGTGGTATCTTGTGCTCCAAACCAAACGTCATTATTTGCCTTTAAATGTAATGTTGGAAGTGTTGCGCCTCCTGTTGCATTAATATAGCTATCAAAATAAGTGTCCATGTAATTATAAGTATTGAACCTCAATTTTGATCCATTGTCCAGTGTACTAGAATTTGAACCTCTGAAAATTGTATCGTTTGAATATCTTAAACCATTCCATCCCTTTGATGTGCCTCCTGAAATATTAATCAGAGCTGTATCGGAAACACCGTTTATAGTCGATGTTAAAACTGAATTCGAAAATCCAATCACATTTGAATTGATAATATTTACATTCGATCCGGTTACTCCGTTTACTGTAGTACTTAAACTATTTGTGGAGCTCGTATTTGAAATTGAATTCACTATGTTAGCAGAGGCACTAAGACCGTTTTCAACATTGGTCATGCTGTTTGCAGAACTTGTTAATGTGTGTTGACCAATTACCAATACAGTATCACTCACTCCGTTTATTGTACTTGTAATTGTGTTACCGGATAAATTAGCAACATTAGAATTTATGATCGTTACATTAGATCCTGTTACACCATTTACCGAGGTGCTTAAATTGTTTACTGAACTGGTGTTACTTACTGTTCCAATAACTAATGTTGTGTCGGTCTTTCCGTTAACATTCGTAGTTATTTGATTGCCGCTTAAGTTCAAGGTGTTTAATCCTATTACTAATGTGGTGTCTGTTTTGCCATTAACATTAGTTGTTATTTCGTTTCCTAATAAATTTAAAGTGTTTGTACCGATTACTAGAGAAGTATCAGCAACTCCGTTAATTGTTTCAGTCAAGGTATTTCCTGAGAGGTTTAAAACATTGGTATTAATTATTGTTCCAGTCCCAGAGTTTGCAACTCCGTTAATTGTGGAAGTAATTGTATTTGTAGAACTTGATAAGGCATTTGAATTTATAATCGATGCTGTTGGTGCAACTCCATTCACATTGCTTGTTAGTGTGTTTACAGAGCTTGACAAAGTGTGAGTAGCAACTAAAACCGTATCGGTAACACCGTTTACATTCAGAGTAATTGTATTGCCTGATAAATTACCGTTAACCGTCCCAATTATCAAACTTGTATCACTCACTCCATTAACTGATCCGGTGAAAACATTTCCTGAAATAGAATTAGAATTGCTATTAATTATATTCACGTTTGACCCGGTAACACCATTAACTGTTGTACTAAGTGAATTCGTGCTTGAAGTATTGGAAACCGTTCTAATCGCTAGGGTAGTGTCTGCTACTCCGTTAACTGTAGAAGTGATAATATTTCCATTGGTGACTATGTTGTTTGTTGTGGCTCCACCAGAAGGAATATAAACCTTTTTAGCTGCTTCTTGATCGTTGGTTAAACTAATTTTAAGTGTGTCGCTTGAAAAACTAAAAGTATCTATTGTGGTCCTGCCTTCAATCGTTAAATAGTTTGAAGCAATTCTATCTAAATATATATTTGTTCCCTGCGTTAAGTTTACACCTGCTCCACTACTTATATTTACTGGAACATCTGATCCCGATTTAGACCCATAGGATAAATTTTGAAGTTCATTACTTGTTGATCCATCAACTTCGGTTCCAGTTATAATTAGTTTATCTGAAGCCGGGACATAATCGGTTGTAATTATTCCGGCTCCTTCAAATTTTAAAGTCTGATTTGAAATTACTTCCGTGTCAGCGTCGTCACCGTCAATAGTGAATGCCTCATTAGTAGCTGAACTGTCAGCCAAAGTAATTGAGGTGCTATTCGTTAAGTCAATGGTGCCTTTTCCTGCTCTAATGCTTAAGGTTTGGTTATCGGTATTATCTAAATAAGGATTAAGATTAACCGTATATGTCGGAGCGTCTTGACTTAATGAAAGTCGTAATTGATTTGTAGTGATATTAAATGAATCGATTGTCTGCAATTCATTTGTAGAAGACGAATCATTTAATGTAACCGATCCACCGCCCAAGGATAGATTTAATGTTCCTTTCCCGGCAGTGGCAGAAAGTGTTTGAATTTCATTAGTTACACTTCCATCAACCTCAGTTGATAAATAGCGTCCATCGAGATTGACCGTATTTCCCCCCGAAATAGACAGATTTCCTGATCCTGAAACCCAACTCAATGTTTGAGAGTCAGTGTTATCGAGGTACGAACTCAATGAGACGCTTTTGAATGCTTGATTATCCCCTTGCAGACTCAATCGTAATACATTCGAATTGATATCAAATGTGTCAACTGTTTGGTCATCGGTATCAGTAATTTGTGGTATGTACACTTTTTTATAAAGTGAACTATCATTCGACAATCCTATTCTTAGTGTATCACTTGAATAGGAAAATGTATCTATTTTCTGCCTGTATTCGTTTAATGAAAGTGACTTAAATTTTTCTGAGTCGCCCTCTAAACTTAATTTTATTGAATCAGATGATAGAGAAAATGTATCAATTTTTTGAGCGTCAGTATTGTCCAAATAAGGCCCAAGATTAACAGATTTGTAAATTTCACCATCGGATTCTAAACTAATTCTTAAGTTATTGGAATTGATTTCAAATGTATCGATCTTCTGGTCGTCCGTTCCTCCACCTCCTGCCGGAATGTAGATTTTTGTCTGAGCTTTTTTATCATTAAATAAACTTAACTTAAGTGTGTCACTTGCATATGTAGCGGTGTCGATATATTGTTCGTCCCCTATCTTGATTTTATAGGCCGCTAAACTATCATTGGTAAAACTTATTTTTAGTGTGTCATTGGCATATGTGAGCGTGTCAATTCCTGCACTATATCCAATATCTGAGCAAACTTTTACAGCGTTCAATAAAGCTGTAATAGACCCGAAATAAGTATTAGCTAATACTATGGTTGCAGTCGTAAATTTATAATCTATTAAAGTTACAGCTGTGGTTGTGTACTTCGCTATAATTGGATTGTACAATTCTATTTTGCGACCGTCCAATGTGACTTCAATCCCGGTAATCATTTTACCAGTACGAACATTGTCGCACGTTGTACAACCAATTGAGTAAACTTCATTTTCAAGACACCGAAAACTATGCGCCTGAGAAAATAAATTACTGGAAATTAAAAAAAATATTAATAGAAAGAGATTGCTAAGTTTCATGAATATGGTTTTGAAAAAAGGGCGACTCCCTACAAGTCGCCCTCCATCTTAATTATTAATCCCAAATGAAATCCTTGTTATGCGAAGTAAGGCTTACAATTTGATTGTGTGAATGATGCTCCATTCAACAATATTGTAGTTCCTGAAAGAGCCACAATAACAATGCTGTATTGTGTTCCTGTGTCAGATACAGCCACACTTAAAACGGTTCCTGCGCTTATCTCAGTTGCTAAAGCAGTTTCAATGTAACCTTTTACGGTTGCAGTTGAAGTTGTTCCATAAGTCCAAGCGTGAGCGTCACTTCTTGCAGTTCCATTAACTGTGATGACAGTTGGATTGGTTGTACTTCCAGTTGTTTTAGTGAAATCACATTTACCTTTTCTAGTTGACTTCTTGGTAAATGAAACCGATCCTGCTGAGTTAATTGCCTTGAAGGTCAACTCAGAAATTATGGTCAATGTCTGTCCTGAAATATTGATACTTGGAAGTTCTGGATAAAGACCAACAACTTCTGAAAAGTTGTATCCAATTTTCAATAATTCCGCTTTCAATAAGGTCGACAGAGTTGCGGCATCCGTAGCAGCACTAACAGAAGTTAATACTACATCACTTCCATCATCCTTAGTAATAGTAATTGAAGTAATCGGAAATAAAGAACCTGGAGTTACCTTGTATTCTGCGGTTGTCAAAGTGTGTGCCACGCCTTGTTCGGTGACAAACATAAAAATTCCTGAAGCTGGTGCTGCGCCTGTTACGGCTACTTTCTTAATCATGTTATTCTATTTTTGTGTTATTAAATTTTATTTAATCCGTCTATTTCCCTGTAGTAATTAGCAAGATCTTTATCATCCCATTTACCCAAGTGACAATGTGTTATTTCTTTGCGCATTAATTTGTTAGGATTAAGATTTACTTTAATTCCTGCTTTAGCATCTATGAAGCAAGTACACATTTTGCAGCGTCTATTTACTTCATCGAAACATTTTCCTGCGTTTGATTCACATGTTTTGATCCTGAATTCTTTTAACTCTGGATCGTTTAATTTTTCAACTTCCAAAACAAGTCCTGCGACCTTTGAAAGAAGTTTATTTTTTATTTCTCTATAACTCATTAGTTCAAAAGTCCTATTCGTCTATTTGTCTTTCCTTGCACTACACACTTTTCACAATCTTCTACGAACATCATTAAGCTAAAATCATGTCCAGTCGAAGGATCTGCTTTGAAAAGTTCGTATTGCGCAATGGCATATTTTTTAAATCCGTCAACCAATAAATCGATTTGATTTTGAATTCTTTTTTGAAGAAAATCTAAGTCGTATTTATTCGCTCCTGTAGCTCCTGTAGCATCTTGTCCAAATACAACCAATCCTTTTGCATCTGATTTGATAGTATCAAATGGAATGCATTCTTTATAAATCTTAAAGGCAATTATTGAAGCTAAATAGTTGTCCCAAATTGCGTTGTATGCCTTATGTCGAAATTTTACTGCTTGTTTCCATTTGTTATTGTCGAAAACTGGTTCACTATTTACATTTAGACTTTGACAAGATTCTAAAATTGATCCTTGATAAATTACATAGTCTCCTGAATTATACGACGTTGTTTTATTCCATGCTGTAGCAGTTTCAAATCTTCGCGCATCCTTTAACATTAGATTATAATAGTCATCACCAATGCAATTCATGAAGAAATCTCTTTCAATAGAATCTTTGAAAAGATTTATATTATCAAGTGGATAGCCTGCTCCTGCCGGACTATACTTCTTGACCTCGTAAGCTGTTATTATCGACATTTGGAGCTTGGTTTTTTTGGTTCGCTAACATATTATTTTGGTGTTCTATCAAATCCTTTTGCATTACTTCGATAGGATTTTTATGAACTATATTGAAGTCAATATATTCGTTGTCTCCTAAAATTTTACCGATGAAATCAAGTGCTGTATTAATAACTTGGTTATCGATTAAATTTTGATAAAATTGAATAACAGGAAGCTTGGCCTTTAATTCCGAGATAAAACTATCGGTGCTAAATCCTCCTGCGGCATCAACACCGCTTAGGTTTTTAGACCACATATTTACCTTTATTATATTTCGTTCACATATGTCCCCAATTTTCTCATAGAATTTTTCATTTGTGTTAATTGAAAATTCTTTGATAAAAACTGGTGCTGCTCCTGCCGGCCTCTCAGTAACCAAAATACTTTGATTACTAGCAACTTCTCTGGAACCGCCTGAATTGGTCATATTGGATTGCCATTGATCAATAGCGTTTCTATATCCACTACCTTGCGCCTTTTCATTGTCCAAAGCTCCGTTTCCTTCTGATCCTTCGAATTCTAATAATAGCTGTCCAGTGAAATTAGAATGAACCATTTTTAAAAGATATTCTTTATTCTTTACTTCTAAAAATGCATCATGACTCGCTGCATACCAATCTGGGCGACCATAGAATCCAGTGCCATTTTTTAAATGAATAACCGTAGAAAAGTTTTCTTCTTTTTTATCCATATCGAAAAATGGATAAACAGACATTGTTTTGGGTGGATATTTTTTTATGTAAGCTGAATCCCATGAAAGAGATATATCGACTTTGTGTTCTTCAAATAAAGTTGAAATCTTGTAAAGAACTGTTTCAGGTTCGTGATACTTTATATAGACAAATTTCTGTCCAAGTATAGTTTTTATTTCTACGCTAAGAAAAGCGTTTCCTGTGTTCTTGTAAGAGTTATAGAGATTTGCTGCCAATTCACTCCATGTCATATGTCCTTTGTTTATTTCGGACAATTTTTTGACAAATGAGCCTTTTTGTTCAGGCGTTAAATCTTCGTTTTTCAAATCCTCAGCAAAATCGAATTCCGAATCTACTGATTTTATAATTTTTGGCTTTCCGGTGAAAGCATAGAATTTTATTCCATTTATACAACTCGCTAAAGTTGGAGAGAACCTTGCTAAATTCTGAAGGTATCTCAAATAAGTATGATTAGAATCTTGCGTGGTTCCTGCAAAAGGAATGTATGCATTTTTTCTAAACCAATTTTGAAGTTTTGTAACGTCCCTCACCTCATCAGGTATAGGACTTTCTAATTTATAGTTTTTTAATGTTTTTGCAATACCTGAGTACGTGACCTCCGATGTTGGAGGACACGTACAGGTAGAGTTATTACATTTCGCACACGACATTTATTACTTTTCAGCAACTTGCGCTGTGCCTTTCTTATTCCATTCTGCTATTGCTTTGTCATACATTTCTTGTTTGACTTTTGCAATGTGAGCAGGCAATTCACCGACAACCGGTTGTTTTGTATTTCCTTGAGCTGCTAAAATAGCTTTAAAATCTTCTTGACTTGCTGGTCTAAATACTACTTCTTTGGCTGGTCCGCCTTTAGTAGATGCTTTAGTTCCTGGCACATACCACGGTTGTAAATTAATACGCTCGTTGGTAGTTGGATGAACTGTACAGAAGTTTACTTTATCTTCGTGTAAGTCTTGATATTTTCCGATTAATCCTAACATTTTTCTTTTTTTAAATTGGTTATTATAATGCGGTTAATGCAGCAGCA